CACACTTGTAAAGCGGGTTTACTTACATTAAATCACACATACTTTCATTCATACTGTGAGTTAGTGGAAGTGTCTAAGAGACAGATCTCTTAATTTTAGGAGCGCCAACGAGATAACCAAAGGAAAAATCGTCGGCAGCTGCGGTGTATACTCTGCAAGAGCCAATAGAATTGCGAGTACACGCATTGGTGTTAGTCATATCCGCGGCTTCTGAAATTACCACAGGATAAGGAGTCTCTAGATCTTCAAGTACTGATCCTAGAGTAAAGTTAACTTTGGAACGTTCAATAAAATGTCCAGAGCCCGCCCCACCAACATCACCTTCTCCAACCAATGAAATGGGAAGGGACGAATAGTAGGGAATTTCAACCTCAACGCAACCATTCAGATCAGGATACTGAAAGGTTTCGAATACAGCTTGCTGAGTCGGCTTATAACCCTGAGCCAATTGTGGTGGCTCAACCGGTCCATTCACAGAAATACCTCGATTTCTGGTGACGACATAAGGAAGCTGAGATCTGACATTCTCAAACTCATGAGTTGTGAGAGCCTGAGTATTGTCAGGAAAAACGTTGGGTGTCGCTGTTGAGTTTGGAGTTGACCAAGAAGCAGCCGAAACTTTGCTGTGCCTATTAGGCAAAGACCAAATCTTATATCGTCTCCCTCCTCTATAAAACCTATAGAGATAAGAGATATAATGAAGTGGACAAGCAGGCGATAACTTTCTACCAACATTACAAGAACCCAAAGTGGGTGTAAGAGTGGTAGTGTCAACGCTAATAGGAAGATCAGCTCTGTCAAAGGCTAAAGGGTCAGTTCCAAGCTCACCAAAATAGGCAGGATCAAGAGAGATGGAATTTAACGAATAAGTTTCCGAAGTATTATTACTAACAAAAGGACCCGTAACGTGATATCCTGATCCATCGTCAATTTTGTATGGCGTTGGAAAACCTACCCACATTGGACCAAATCTCTTAATGAGTTGTTTCAACGATGAAACCTTCTCACCAATCGAAAGTCCATGTGGGTCTAAGGTTTTCGAAATTGACGACCCGAACATAAGTTCGGTTGGAATTTCCTCTTGCTCCTGATGAGCAACATCCTTAGAGACTTCTTGATGCACCTGAGCCTCGAATTCCCTGTTCTCCAATTCAGCAAACGGAGTTGGAGGTGTCACATATGGAATATATGCACTAAAATCGGGAACAGCAAATTCGAGATCATCAGCACCACTAAGCCAAAAGGAAAGATTCACAGAAGACTTGGCAAGTCCAGCCACTCTGAGTTCATTAATGACTTCAATAACAAGATGTCCTGTACTGGCGTTAAGGTAATTGGTAAGAGCGTCAGCTTCAATAACACTGACTTCTAACCAAGGCCTATTTGCTACGTACGGAACAACAAATGAAATGTCAGACGACTCAGAGAGGTCGACAATCCAATTGTGGCACTGGAACCTTTGGTCACCTGCTCCACTAGGAGAAGTAGAACGGGGAACAAAGGAAATTCGAAGACGACCAGAATGGAATTGTGTCTTCGAAATTGCGACACGAAACTTGAGACCACCTCTCCAATAACGAAACATTGAGGACAAAAATCCCAAAGTCGTTACAGTTTGCTCATCAGCTCCTACAGGAGCCCCAGAAAATCCGGGAGTTACTGGAATGGTGGCCAAAACAGTTCCAACAGGTTGGGAAGCATCCCAGTCAACCGTTGATCTGCACACACACGATTTCTTCTTAACAAAATCGATATCCATCTCATCACAATCCGTAGAATAAATTCCAGGATATTGTTGAAGAGAGTTATCCATTGTCGCACCAAGCACAACGCTATTATCCACACCATCATAGTTGGTATAACCAGCACCAGGAAGGTTGGAAATATGTTGTACATGAGAAGTATCATGTGGTTTAGATAGGCCAACACTAGACGCTACACCTTCAATGGCCCTTTGCATCCATGTTAAGGGAACTTGAGCCAATGTCGAAATACCAGATTGGATGGCTGTTTTACCTGCTTGAACAACTGGATCTGCCAATTTAGAAATCTCCTCTCCAACCAAAACTTGAGCCTCAAAAGGAGTGACAATAGTCTTAGAAGTGGGAAGATGAAGATCAACATTAGTAAACCAAGCATAGACAGTATAAGAAACCGTGTCAGGAGCAATAGACGAACCAACTGGAGAAATGGGACACAAGTACAATGAACCCATAGTCCCCTCCCCCAAAGCAATGTTGTAATGGGAAAGAGGAGAACAATAAGGAACAAAGAAATCCACTGGTGCTCCAGAAGCAAGATCAATCTCAACACCAGGATATCCTGTTGCATTCTGAAGAGTGTTCAAAATGGGTCTATTGCACTCTCCTTCGAAGGGTGCAAAATACATCCAATACTTACCAGACTGAAAAGGCATGGAGTTAAACACAAAACGGAAGTGCATATCAGCCCTAAAATAGGTATAATAAGCCAATTTAGATCTGAGCGCACTGGAAAACACCAAGACATCAGTGGGCATTACTCCCAAGACAGCATGGTTTCCAGAATCCGAAGATGATAAAACTCCACTTTTAAAAGGAACTGGTCTAGCAAGGAAATTCTTAATCTCAGTTGAGGTCTCTTCAGAGGCATTTCCAAGCCAGGGTTTAACATTGGATGGTTCAGGTTTCTCCATCATGGTCGCCTGAACGGGATCACGGAAGTGAGTAACTTGTTCCTGAGTGGTAACATCTACTTCAAGCGCAGGTGTCATATTATCGTTATAATTTTCTGGATTTGAATTAGCGATTCAAGAAATTTACTAACCACACATATCGAATCAAACACGTGCGTAAAAGTGGTGGAAGAATAGCCTTTAATTTATAGTGGCACACATTCGACAATAGAAACAAAAATGTTTCTCCACTCTAACTCATACATTCAGGATTTGCTGCATCATTCATACACCAATTAAACGAAGCCCCATTATATGAGCGTCTCTTAATCTGTCTTTCCGACTATTGCGCCATATTTCTCCATCTCAGAGAGCTTGTACTCACTGTAGGTCAAGATAGTTGGGCGCAAACCATGCTTAAGAGCGGCACGGCGAAACCTATCACTCCAATAATTGAAGACATGCTCAGCATGAAGCGAAAGCTCCGTACAAGCAACCTCAATATTCAGAGTGGTGGCTTCAACGATGTCCATGGTGTTTCTTGTCCAATTTGGAATTTCCAAAACTGAATCTAAATCCAAGGGAGCTTCCCATTTCAACAGATCGTCATTGTAAACGAAACCTCTTTTGAGGTATTTCACTTCAGCAAGAGATCTGTAAGGGAGCATTTCTCCACTCTTGGACTCATCAGTGTAAGTCATCCCAAAAGTTGCAAAAGCCTCACTCATTAGAACCTGATTGTAGAATTCTGTGGCATAGTCCGAAATGTTCAAAACGTTGTCATCTCCATAAGCTACCATTGTTACGTGGTTGCGAAAAGATCTCATGGAATTATCTTGAGGTCTATTGGCAGTTAGCAAGAGCCAAACATATCGACAAGCAATGGAATTGTACATTGAGTTCAAAATGGCCGTGAGAGGATTACCAGAGGGTTGAGAATGAGTCCAGTGATAGATCGTAGACCCGCACACATGCACAGAGTTTACAATCTCACACCAGAGCACTCTTCGAATTCTCTTGTTCTCTTCTCCGTCATTGTACCAATCATTAATGATGTCGCAAATAGACCACAAAATCTCGGCATTCAACGTACCATCAAAATTGCTAAAGTCACCGGCAATAACTCTTTTCCCCTTAGAGGAAAGAATATTGGCAATGACGTCCCAATCTTGAGAATAAACATTGGTTCCAACTGAGATTTCATTGAAATTCCGTCTAGCAGCACAATGTCCGGCGAATCCAAGAAAATACTTTCGAAAGGCCAAACAATAGTCCATAGGGCCAGCCGAAAAGACTCTCGTTTTTCCAGACATAACCTTCTTGATTGGTCTTCGCTCATCCTTCAGGGTATCAGTCCAAATGGTGGGCATCCTCTCATTATTCTTGGCCATCTCAATTCTCTTATCAATCAATTCCTTAAGATCAGACCGAAGAGTATACTCTTCATCTGAACCAAGCCAATCAGTCTTTCCAGGCCCTTTGGCTTCTTTCCTAAAGGGATATCCAGGTGAAGTCGAACGAGCTATGGCAACCATGAAATCATCACCTTCTACGCCAGCAACCATTTCATAATCGCTAAGAACTCTTTGTCTCTCTACATCATCCGGAAAATTCATCCGCACGTCGGAGACAGCAGCCATAAGATATGATTGGTTCAAGGCAGTAGATGGTTCGGCACACTTCTTCAAGCCTTGCATCATGGGATCAATCTTTTGTCCATTAACAAAAACAGGTCCCAAAATGCAAGGAATTGTAGAGTGCTCAACGACTTCATCATGAATCAGAGAAGGTCTCAATTGAGTCTTTGATGATCCAATAATTGGATACAAGGACCTACCAATGGGAGTAAAATCACCCTCGGGGCGAGGCAAATTGCACACAAGCTCATTGCCCTCAACCTTATAACCAAGATGAGCAACCCATTGTTCAGGTTCCATACCAATTTGGCAAACATCAGGAACGTTATTAAGCACCTTCACAAGATCATTCCTATTCACAGGGCTAGCCATTCCAACTCCTGTGGCACCAGCTACGTGAATTCCAAGAATTTTCTTCTGATATTGAGTTCCAATGACAATCAAAGGAGATCCACAGTCACCTTTAGTTGTTTCCATCGCGTACTGATAGTGAGCACGAATGTGATAGGTCTGATCTCCCTTATATGTCCAAGGTTGATCCACGGCTTCCACTTGACCATAACGCAACAAACACGTAGTGATCTCCGGCGATAACAGACAAGCCTTTGCATATTTGAATCTACACAATTCGGCACTATCTGAAAAGCTGTCAAGCACATTAGCATGTTGCCTCACAATAGAAGGACACTGAATGAGCATCTGATCCTTAAGTTCTCCATCAGCTCCAACAATATCATAGTATTTCAGTTGATCAACCGGGATCCTGAAACCACTAGGATTGGAAGCATTGGAAAGCACAATGTGAGTCGATTTCTCAAGCAAAAAGCGAAGATGACGAACAGTTAAGAACATACGTCCTTTGACAAACATTCCTCTCACTCCTCCCAAGCTTTCACTACCAGAGAAAAGTTGAATCTTG